AACAGATGGAAAGCTAATAGAACTTCAAGCTGCTATTGCTATTAGACCACAGATCAAAGCTATTATTGAAAGAGAATATTTAGCATGGTCAGATACAGTTGTTAGAGATGGTTTTAATAAACAATCTAAAAGAATTGAAAAAACATTTAAACGAATTGGTAATATTCCTATTGAGTTTCAAGAATTAACTAAAGGCGATAAAGCATTAATTCAAAATTTAAAACAACAATACTTTACACAGTTTAAAGATGTATCTAATACATTTACAAGAAAGTTATCAGAAAAGGTTTATCAGAATACATTAATAGGTTCAGATTTTACAGTATTACAAAAAGAATTAAGACAAACAATTAATGGAATCTATGCAAGTTCAGATGATGTAGAAGCACAAAAATTAGTTAATTATATAAATAAAAATAAGTTTAATAAAGCAAAACAATCAGAAGTTGATAAAGCAGTTCAATCATTACAATCTAAATTCGCTAGAGATCGTACTGGAGAAAACATGAAAAGGTATGCTGGTCAGATATTAAATGATTCATTAAGAGATTTTGATGCAACATTAAACTTTAATAAGTCAAATGATGCTGGTTTAACTTATGTTAAATACTATGGAGATGTAATTCCAACGACTAGACAGTTATGTAGAAATGTAGTAAGTGGAGTATATAACAAAAGACAAGGTGGACTTTTTACTATTGACGAAGTTAGAAACCTTTGGTCAAGCACAAGTTGGAAAGGTAAGAAGTCTGGTAATCCTTTAATAGTTCGAGGGGGTTATAATTGTCGACACCAATGGAGTTATGTCAATCCTGATTGGTATAACAAAGCTGGAGAACTAATAATATAAACTAAACAGGAGTCTTAAAATGACGCAAGAAACAGAGGTAGTTCAACCGAAAAACGAACAAACAGAAGCACCAAAAGAAGAAGTAAAAGTAGAAGCAGCAGAACAGAAAACTTTTACACAAGAACAAATTGATAACATAATCAAAACTAGACTAGAAGCTGAACAAAGAAAAACACAAAAGATTCTTGAAACAGAAGCATCTCAAAAATCAGAACTTCTAAAAGAACAGCAATTAAAAGAAGCTAAATCTAAAGCTGATATTGAAAAGATTATGCAAGATAGATTATCTGAAAAAGACATAGAAATTAATAAATATAAAAATCAGATGAAAAAAGAGAAAGTTGATAACTCAATTCTATCTATTGCTAACGAACATAAAGCAATTAATGCTGGACAAGTCGTATCTTTAATTAAAAATGAGATCAAATATAATGATGATGGTAGAATAGAAATTCTTGATAATAATTCTAATGTGAGATATAACTCACAAGGAGAACTATTAACGATACAAGATAAAGTTAAAGAGTTTTTAGATGCTAACCCACATTTCCGTCAAGGGTCTTTGTCTGGTTCAGGAAGCCAGAGTAGTGTCGAAGGTAAAACTGTTAAACCATTTAATTTACAGGACTTGGACTTATCAACATCAGAAGATCGTAAAATCTATGCAGAATATAGAAAAAAGCGAGATTCAGGTGCTGTTGAGATTAACTTAAACAATAAATAATAAAGGAAAAATATCATGGCAAACGAAACAACAAGTTCCACACTATCGGAACTATATACAGAGATAGTAGCAGAAGCACAATTTGTAATTAACGAGAAATCTATAATGAAAAATCTTGTTAAAAATTATGCTATATCAGGTGGTGGAAAATCAGTTGAAGTTCCAATCTATGCAGCAGTAGCAGCAGCAGCAGTAGCAGATGCAACTGATCTAGGCAATACAGCAATCAACCCAAGTTCAGTAACTATTACTGCTTCTGAAGTTGGTATTATGACAACTCTAACAGACTTGGCAAGAAATTCAGCACCAAGAAATGTAGCTGGAGATATTGGTAAATTGTTTGGAGAAGCAATCGCAAAAAAAATGGATCAAGACTTACTTGCTAAATTTGATGGCTTTTCAACAGCAGTTGGAACAGATAGTGCAGCTTTAACACCAGCAGTAATTTTTAATGCAGCTTCTACTTTAAGAGCATTAGGACTTCCTGTTGATGAAACATATTGTGTGTTGCACCCAAAAGTAGCTTTTGATCTTAAATCAGGATTAACTAATACTTTTGCTGGTCTATCAACTGACCTATCAAACGAAGCATTAAGAAGTGGCTTTATTGGTCAAATCGCTGGTATCAAAATATTTGAAACTGGTAATATGGCAAATACTGGAACTGGTGGAGATTTCAAAGGTGGAATGTTCCATAAAGATGCTTTAGGTCTAGCAATGATGCAAGACATTAAGATTGAAACTCAAAGAGATGCTTCTTTAAGAGCAGATGAAATCGTAGCAACAGCAGTTTATGGTGTTGGCGAATTACATGACTCTTATGGTGTAGAAGTACTTGCAGATTCTTCAATACTATAATAATACTTTTAAGGTGGGGGGGTTAAACTCCCCACTTTATGAAAAAGGAAAAATATTATGAAACTGACTAATGGAAAAAAAATTATAGAACGAACAGAAGATGATTATAAAAAGAATTTAAACACATGGACATTCAGAGGGTGGAAGCCTGTTGACGATAATGTTAAAGAAAACATTAAAGAAGTAGATCAAACTTTTGAAAATGAAACAGTAGTTCCTATCAAACCAAAGAAAAAAAAGGCAAAAAAAAATGAAAAACTTACAAAAATATATTAAACTAGCAGAAGATAATCCTAAAGTAAGTGCTGGTATTATAGTAGGAATAATCTTATTAATTTGGATATTCTAATATGGCAAACTTTACTGGTGCAAATGTAATAGTAGCTGCTGATGTAACGAAGTATCAACCAGATGCTTTTGACTTTGGTATAGCAAATAACGCAACAGAAACAGTTAATTTCTATGCACAAACTACTAATGATATATTAAGAGAATTAAGAACTAAATGGTTTCCAGTATATAAAAATAATATTTATACAGATATTACAGCATTACAAACTGCTGAAATGGATAATACAAAAATTAATTTAGATCAGTTCGAAAGGGCTGGTGTTTATTTATTCTTATCAAGATTCTTTTTACCAGCATTAACTAAATTTAGACCAGAAACAGATAAAGATAGATTTGAAAGAATGATTGAATTTTATTCTTCTGAATATGCAAAAGAAATGAGATCAATATTAGAAGATGGTGTTGAATACGATAGTGATGATTCTGCTAGTATATCTGTTGGCGAAAGAGAAGTTTTACATGGATATAGACGATTAACTAGATAATGGTTGTATCAGTAAAAATTAAAACTAATACCGAGTTCCTTAAAACAAGATTAAAAAAAGTAGAGAGAAAAATCAAAACCATTATTGAAAAAGGAATACTACAAGGTGGTTTTCAATTACTAGATATTATTAGAACTAAAACTGCAAAAGGAATAGACTTTAGAGATAGACCCTTTGCACCTTATTCACAAAGCTATTTAAAACATCTACAAAAAAAAGGCTTTCCAACAAAAGTAGATTTATTTCTATCTGGTAGAATGTTAGGTTCTTTAACTCCTAGTGGAAGAACAGTTAGAAAAACTGGAACAAATAAAGTATCAGTAGGATTCAGTAATAACGAAATGCTTAAAAGAGCAGTATTTAATCAAGTATTAGGTAAAACAAAACGTGAATTTTTTGGATTTAATGATAGAACTGCTAATATAATAGGCAAACAATTTAATAAATTTGTAGCCAAAGAATTTAGAAAGGCAAGAATATGAGTGTACGAGAAGATATAGCAGCAAACTTACATAGTGTTATAAGTAACATATCGAGTCCTGATATTAAATTATGTACTAGACAACCTTTTTTGTTAGACGAATTATCACAACAACAATATCCAGCAGTTATAGTTCAAACATCAGAAGAAAATAGAGAGGATAGTGAACTTGGAAGTGGTGCTAAAACAAGACATGGAACTATTGATTTTGTAATACTAGGATTTGTTAAAGGTACAGATACTAATATAGATACTGCAAGAAACGCATTAATTACAGCTATTGAAACTGCGATAGAAGCTGATATTACTAGAAACAACAAAGCACTTGATTCGGAAGTAGTACAAGTAGAAACAGATGAAGGTTCTTTATTTCCAGTAGGTGGAATAAAAATGACTATAAGATGTATGTACGAATATCAATCAGGAACACCATAAGGATAATTTATGAAATTAGAAAAAACATTAGATAAAATTTCAAGTAAAATAAATCAGATAGAAAAACTACATGACAAAGAGTCTTTACTTTGTGAACAAGTAAAAGATTTAGTAGAAGAAGTCAGAGAAAACTATATAGATGAAACAGAAAATGATACATGGGAAGAAGCAGAAAATGATGATTTAGATGATGAATTAGATGAAGATGAAGATGAAGAAGATATTGACGAAGAAGATGAAAAGTAATAAAAGGACTTATGGCTAAAGACATTAAACTA